CAGCTCTCCCATTACAGATAATAATATGACCAAGGAAGAACTTGAAGCCTCACTTCAACCTCTCTTTTGGGAGAAAACAGAAGACGGAGGCTATTACAGCAGAACGGGTCTTACCTATGACCTGCATATATTCCAAATGCCTAATGAATCTTGGTGCATTGAGGCTCAGGCTGGGAGTCTTTATAGTGGAGTGACCATTGGTTTTGCAGGGACGCTGGAACGTGCGAAGGAAATAGCACGAGAGTACCAAGTCATCAAGGTATGCAATATGTTTTACACTAAACCATAACAACATGGAAACGAATGCTCCAAAAATAGAATGGAAGTATGATGGGAATTTCGCATTTGGTTCGTATCCCATCAACGATGATTATCGTGCCGAGTATATGTTCTATGACCACGACTTCGGATATGGACCTTGCTTTCGCTGCTTCCGTACCATCATCAAGTCATACGAAGACATAGACAAGATTGGGTTTGACGAGTCTCTTGAAATAGGAACATATATCCCCAACGAGGATGAAGCACAACTCGTCTGCGAAAACGACTTGAAGGAGTTGCTTGAGAAGAGCAAGACGGCTACCAACATCTTACAATTATAATTATGACGAAAGACGAAAAGGATTCAATTCTGAATTACATCGCCCAAATCAAGTCATCCTGCGAAGGAGTGTCCTATGGCATCTCAGACAAAATCGTAGATGGCATCCGCTCTCTTGATGACACGCCTATTCATATGTTTGACGTGGCACAAGGAGACTTGGAGAAGGACGCACTCAGCGTAGCTGATGATTCAAGAGGTATGGAAAGAACCATCACGGAGTTTGAGAGGTTCGTGGATGATATTGACTGCTCCGAGGAGGAGGATAATTGGGATGTCTATGGAACTGAACGTTAAGAATTTGAGAAGCCTCGTTCGCCCTCTTGAATGGGACGATAGCGAGCTTGCAGGATTCGTCAATATCTTCGAAGACCTATATGTAACGTACTACATCATCTTCAACGAGCAAGCTGATGGATACTTCTGCTTCGTGGAAACGGGTCAGTATATGAAGAATGAGGAGGATTACAAGTCCATTGAGACTGCGAAAAACCTCCCTATCAACGAAGATGAGTACCTTGAGACACTGAAAGAGGCTCAGAAGTTCTGCAATGAACATTACAAAGACTGCCTTTTGTGTAACTTTGACCAAAGAAAATTGAAGTAGTATGACCCTATTAACTTGCGTCATTGAAATTTCCGTCCTTATCATATTCTTCGCCATTGCGATATTCGTAATCTCAATTCGTCACTCTCGTGAGAAGGAGCGCATGGCGGAGAAGGGACACGAGGTAGCTACATTGATGTACTACCTTGAGTGCGGAGACAAGCATATATCCGAGCTGAGTGCTTCGGTATATACACTCAAGTCTCACAACGTAAAGCTCACAAAGCAGAAGAAGGATTATGAAATAAAGATTAAAGAGCTGGAAGATGAAGTTAGTAGACTTAAAGAGCTTCTTGAAAAGCATGAAGGGGCAGGCAATTAAGGAGGTGCTCTTCCATATTTCCCTGAGCATCATATTCGTTGCTACATTCTGTGCCTATTGTCTCGGTGACTTCACTGAACCATTGCGTGGGTTCATCCTAACGTTCTGCCTTATCGCCTTCTCGGCATTCATCTTTTGGCTAATAGCCATGTGCTTCTTGGCAGTCAAGAATAGCAGGTACGTTCACTACTACATGATTGGAATCGTTCTTGCAGGTATCATCGCATCTTCTGTTCACTACATCATTATGTGTAATCCACGATAAGAGACATGGTAGTACTCTCCCTCTTTGACGGCATGAGCTGTGGTCAGATAGCTCTCAAGGAACTTGGCATCAAGGTAGACACCTACTACGCAAGTTAAATTGACAAGCACGCTATCAAGCAAACCCAGCTCAACTTTCCTGACACCATCCAACTCGGCAACGTAGAGGAATGGAAGAGCTGGGACATTGATTGGTCTTCCATTGACCTCATCCTTGCAGGGTCTCCTTGTCAGGGGTTTAGTGTCGCAGGGAAGATGCTTGGTCATGATGACCCTCGCAGTAAGCTCTATTGGGTCTTCCTTGATATTCTCCACCACACTCAGAGCGTCAATCCGAATGTTAAGTTCCTCTTGGAGAACGTTCGTATGCGAGGTGAAGATGAACATCTCATCAACGAAAGCCTTGGTATACACCCCGTTGAAATCAACTCTTCTCTCGTATCTGCACAGAACAGAGCACGTCTGTATTGGAGCAATATCAAGGTTCGTGAGGATGGTCTCTTCGGTGAGGTTCATACGGATATAGAACAGCCCGAAGACAAGGGTATCAACCTAAGGGATATTCTTGATGAGGACGTGGATGATAAGTACTACATCGGCAACTCCTCCTTCGGTAATGACATTGTAAGGACGTGTGACAAGACGATGGAGAGTGAAGGCAAACTTCCCTTCTTTGACGTTAATCAAGACATCATCAAGATAGGCAAAGACCTAAAGCCAAAGGGTTCTCAGGATAAGGCTTCTTGCCTTTCAGGAGGTGCTAACATCGGTGGCAACCATTCAGATATGGATTTGCTTGCTATAAAGAGCGACAAGGAAGTCACCCCAGGCATTTGGAGAACTCATATTGAAGATAGGGGCTTCCGACCTATGGCGGGTGATAAAGCCCCTTGTCTCCCAGCACGTGCAAGGAATGACGGAAGTGGACAGCCCGTAGCGAAGATAGGATGTTTGATAAGACGACTAACCCCTATTGAATGCTCACGCTTGCAGACCATACCTGAGTGGTATCAGTGGAAGTGTCCCGACTCACAAGCATACAAGATGCTTGGTAATGGTTGGACGATTGATGTCATCAAGCATATCCTAAGCCACCTAATCAACAAGTAATAGTATGGCAAGACCAAAGATTAAAGCATCATACCGAGTTGCAGAAGGAGGGAGTGAATACTACCTTAGACGTAGTATCACAAACAAACTCTTCTCTCCTCGTGCGCAGAAGGAAGCTGGTCTTTCAATTACATTCGTAAAGAACAAGCTGTGCACCTATCTATCGGAGAAAGTGCAGATGCCTATTGACCGCATCGTCATATCCGAGCTGAGTTCATCTATCGGCTTTGGTGTTTATGCTTATCTTGGGGAGAAGGCGGTGTTAAGGTTCATCTTCCGAATAAAACGCCAGGACTCCTACTTTGAAGTAGGTGACTTTATCGTGGTGGATAACAGCATCGCCAATGACGAAGATAAAAGAGCTAAGGTTTGGAAGGCTATCAGAGACATCGCAATTGACCTTAGCACGGATGTCAATAACGCACTCCTTCAGTCTTATGGCATAGCAAGCTATGACGATATGCTCTCGGAAGATGTTCTTATTAACCATATGGTTGATGGTCGGACGATAAACGTCATCACCAAGAGCGGTGTCACATACCGAGAGCTGTTCAACGACTTCTACGATATGAATGATAGGCTTAGGTATATCAACGCACAGAGCTACGCTTTTGCAGACATAAGTATGAAGAGCTTGACCTGCTGTACTATTATTCAACAAGAGGCAACCTATATTATGAAAGGAAACTCGCACGTGGAGGAATCATTGACTGAAAGCAAGAACCCGTTTAAGGAAATGCTTGACCTTCAGGTTAAAGGGCTGAGGAAGCTCCTCAATGATAGGATTGAATAAATCCTTGAATACGAAGACGAAGACTAAAAATGAAAGTATTGATGTCAATAAAGCCTGAGTTCGTGGATAGGATTATCTCAGGAGAGAAGTCCTACGAGTTCAGAAGAGTGCTATACAAGAGGAACGATATTAGTCGTATCGTTGTATATGCTTCCAGCCCCGTATGTCGCATCGTAGGAGAGATAGAAGTCGCTTCGCTCCTCACAGATACCCCTGAGAGCCTATGGCAAAAGACCAAGGACAAGGCAGGTATCTCGGAGCGGTTCTTCTTCGCTTACTTCTCGGGAAGAGATAAAGCGCACGCTATTGAAGTAAAGGCGTTCCATCCGTACGAGGAGCAAGTAAAGCTGAAAGATAAGTATCCAAGTCTTGTCCCACCGCAGTCCTTCTGCTATGTAGAGAACTAATCAACCAAGGAAATACCCCAGCGATTAAGTTCGTTGGGGAATTTTCTTTTGAGTAGATTTGGTGAATTGAAATAGTCTTCCTACCTTTGTGCTGTGAGAGGAAAGCAAACAGCTCCTCCGCAAGAACATTCAAGCAACAATAATAAAGCAAAAGACTATGACCTCCGCAGTCGCAGAAGCACTTGTAAGAGCAGTACCTCTTACCTTTGAGCGAGCAACCCAAGGTTTCACAACCTCCATCATGGCGACCTCACCCATCCTCACCGAGGTGTTCAACGAAGACCATTACATCATCACGATATGCAATGCTCCGTTTGAGCAATACGCTGGCATATCAGCTCGCTTCTCTAATGGAGAATATATCCGACTGAACCGATATGAGAACGAAGTTCCATCGGAAGAAGAACTCATAAAGATTGTGGAAGAGTACTACCGCAACCAAATCGCCAATCTCTAAAGCAACAAAGATATCACGAACACGTCCCGCTGGTCAAGCTCACTTTTACACACCTCCTTTCGGGAGAGCGGGGCGTGTTCTCTCCTTTGAGCCATACGCAAAAGAAAATGGATACTAACATCACCGACAACTCCTCCATCGTCCTCAACCTTGAACGTGATTGGGACTTCGTATGCAGGGTGACTATCCCCGTAAAGGCATGCTCAGAGCCTATTGGGTTTTCTATCTATGCAGAGAAGGCTACCATCGCATACAAGCATGTCATCTACGATGGAGTAACGACCAAGAGCGCAGAAAACGCTGTGGAGGCGATTAACCTCGCTCTTGAAGGTCTATTTAAGGTTGTATTAGAAAGACGCTCAGAGGTCGTTCTGAAGACACCGCTGGTGAAGTCCTACGATAAGATGTCTGATACGCATTATATCAAGGAGGATTCACCCGAGGCTAAGGTCGTTGCTGTGGCTCATATGAACTATGATACAGCTGTGATATACGACAATCTGTGCGTATTAGCTGACTATCTTAGCGATACATCAAGAAGTGGTTCTTATTCAAGTATCCGCTCATCACACGATTTGCATGCTCTTGCTTATGGTTATAGCATCGGAAAGACATTGTCTGAAAATGGCAGTGTATATCCAGCACTATTAAAGCCGTTGTACTTAGACTGCTACCATCTTGAGGATTACTCCAATGAGGACGCTAAGTCTATTGTTGTTGGTTTTAATACGAGAAAGGAAGCGGTGGAAATGATGGCTCGACATAGGTTTATTGGTATGACGATACGAAATAAAACCAATTTCTTAAGTGCGCCATCATTGGTCTGCGATGAGACGATATACCAAGGTACTTCAAAAGGCTACCACGTACACATCCTTGGGATGGAAGCCCCTCTCGCTATCTTCAGGTCAAAGGAGGACGCAGTTATGTTTGCCAAGAAGTTCATTAAACTTGTAGAAGACCAAATCGCTACGACCTTGACTTGTTAGGAGGAAAAATCGGAAGATTTGGTGGAGTAAAAAACTCCTCCTATCTTTGTAGTGTGAGAGGGGAACAAAAGAACCTCGCACAGCAAACTAAACTAAAAAGCAAAAAGACTATGGTACGCATAGAAGCAAAGAATCACGTAAGTGAAAACCCAATCAGCTGGGAACGTGTAGAGTTCGGTAAGATTACGTTCTTCAAGGGGAGAGCCAACAAACTGAACGAAACCATCGGGTATGAAGAGTATGTCATCCTCGTATGCGATACTCCACACGAACGCTGGACTTCCATCGGTCTCCTCTCCAACGGATGGGACAATACGGGTGACATCAACCTCCGCCAAGAGATTGGCGTTATCTCCTCTCCTGAAGAGCTTATCGCTATCGCAGAGGATGACTACCTCAACCGAGTGAACGAACACTTCAACAAGTAATACGTAAGCACTATGGAACGCTCAGAAACATCACCCAATACGGGACATAGCAACCTTCAGTGGAGTGAACACGAAGACGAAAATAGAATCACCTACTCGGCTAAGGTTAAAACTCCTTTCGGAAATCAGGACGGAGGATACGCTGTGATTGTCAATAAGAACCCAAAGAAAGTATCCTCCTACGTACGCTTCACCTATTTCTCTCCTCACTATCAGGGCTATCTGATGGAAATCCTCTGCAAGAATGAAGTCGGTAGTACACCGATGTCGGTAGAGGAACTAATCAAGGTCGCTGAAGACAACTATTCTGCATCCTTGGAGAGAAAGTCCGAGTTTATGGAGAAACTTCGTGGATAAGAAGTCAAGCTCGCAGAAGAGCGTCTTCGGATAGTACCATATAGCATCCTCTATAATCACTAACATCCATAAGATATGGAAATGTATGACGTTTTGAGTATGAAGCCACTTGACCCTTTAGCCAAAGAGAAGGGTCGGATAGAGCTTGAATGGATAGGGAGTAAATGTGAGGCTGGGTGTTCGTATATGGCAAGTGTCATAAACCCTTTCACGAAGTTCAAGTGTGAGTATGGAGTAATCGTAAAGAGAGGGATTTCTGAAGATGGAGTATTTGGCAAAGTATTTCGTAGTTGCTACGTACCTGAGGTGAATAAGGTTGTATCAGAAATAATCCATGTATACAAGGTTTTAGACCCCCATATGGAGACAGCTGACCTCATAAGGATAGCTGAGGAGCATTTCTACGATGAGGTTGAGCGGTACAAGAAATCCAATGCTAACGACAAAGCTAATTCGGAAACGAGCGAGCAAGGAGATAATGTAATTCATATTGAAGTCCCAGCAGGGAAGACTATCCAAATCGTAATCACAACCAAAGACGTTTAATTAGCTATGTGCAAGCAACGAAAATTATCACTCTTTTGGAAAGAAGATGGCGACAGATATGTAGGAAAGGAAATGCTATCAGCACAGAGTTCTGTGAGGTATTACATCTTTAACGTAGGTGAAGGGAAAGACCTCAGAGCCGTTCTGTGCCGAGAGCTACACTACGTCTACGGAGAACCACCTATCAAGGTAGACTACCTCGTAGAGCCTCCTTGCGAAGCATATACAAGAGAAGAGCTTGTAGCTATGGCTGAAAAGGACTTTGCTAACCTTGAGGATGTTCGCTACCATAATAAGTTTGAATTGCAATTCGTCAAGGACTACATTCTCAACTGCTTAACGCTTAACTTCGCCAAGTCTCACTATGGTGACGGGAGTGTCCTACAAGCCCATACAGAAATAGGTGAGTACGAGATTGAGTATTCAGGTGGAGCGTATTCCATCCTGACACCCGATGAGGAGTATCCACAAGGCGTGTATAACGACATCAACAGCGCAATGGACGCTTGTATCGAACACTTCAAGAACACGCTTGTAAGAGCGATAGAAGAAGGCGTGAATCATCAATTCTAATTAGAATCAAAGATTATGACAGAAGAGCAGTATGATATGCTCATGGAATGGAGTATCAACTTAATTATTGAACATCATTTAGACTACTTTCGTGGGAGTGCCCTTCGTTCAGCTGTTCATGCCTTTGCACGAAAAAGTCCTTGGACGCACGAAGAAGCACTTTGTTATTGTCAGGACGCTGAAAGTCGGAACGTTCGTATCCGAGCGAAAGACTACGATGAGCTGTCCAAGGAGCTGGATGAACTATCCAAACAAGTGCCACTAAGCAACACCATCATCTCCGCTATCAGCTACATCTTCCGAGGTGAATGGAAGGATGCCATATCGTACATCAAAGAGATTGATATAGAGTTCAATAAGAGGAAATAACAACAAGGTATGACAAGAGAAGAAAAACTGAAGGTATTAGGCGCAAAGTCTCTTGAGTGGAAGTTTAGTGTACGTGGCGGGTTTGTACAATACGAAGCATATACGTACGACCCCTATGAGAAAGACTTACTTCTATATAAGATTGAAGTGAAGGATACGGAGTCTGAAGACTATTATGCTTACCTTACACGTAACTCAAGGGCAGGAACATACCTATTAGACAAGGAGTTGTCACTTGACGCTTCCGTAGTTAATAGGCTGAAAGAAAAGGCTGAAGATGACTTATATAAACGCATTGTGAGGGGTGCGGAGGAAGCTGATAGGAGAGCTCAAATCCTTAAGGATGAAAAAGAAGAAGAGGAACGCTATGCGCTTGAATATGCTAAAAGACTACTTTCAGAAATAACTTCACATATGTCCAAACTATACGAAATTCCACTATCAAAAACAACTAACAAAGAATAACAACAACGAGATATGACACGGGAAGAAAAACTGAAGGTGTTAGGTGTAAAGCCTCTTGAGTGGAAGCATGATGGTTTCTTAGGGTCGAGACGCTATGAAGCTGTCACGCTCAATCCACATACGCAGGAGGAGATGGAGTACGAGATTGAAATAAGAGAATTGTCTACTAAAGGTTATCGCACTACCATTAAACTAAACATACGTTCAGGGACGTTGGTATTAGGTGAAATGCTATCGGATAATTGTATGGCAGATGACGAACTCAAGGAGATAGTAGAACGTGATTTCTATAATCGCATCGTGGAGAGTGCTAAGGAGGTTGGTATAACTGCTCCTGCCTTTGAGGAGGAAGAAGCGGATGGACACCATATACCATCACCAGCTGAAAGCCTAATCTCAGAAGCAACTCCGTTGGAGTGGGATGGTGAAGAGAGTACCTCTAAGTGTAGCCTGAGTTCAGAAATCGTTCTTATAGATGAGGACGATGAAGACGAAGACAACGCTCTTATCATTGACTTTAGAATAAACGTAGACAATGATAGCAAGTACAGCTCTCTTGATGTCCATGTCACGGGCAAATGGGAAATCGGTTACTATAACGTTATTGAGACAAGAGGCTATGCCGTCCCACTTGAAGAGCTGAAAGCCAAGGCAGAGGAAGTCCGCATTTCAATGGCAAAGAGACTTCTCGGCATCAAGAAATAACATATGAACATGAAACCATATCGCATCAAGCATAAGCCTACGGGGCTGTACTATTATCCAGGAAGCGGAAGGACTAACCTGACGTTTAGAGGAAAGATATATAAGACTAAGCAAAACGTTTTTGATTATTATCTTTATTCGCCTATACCTATATACATGTTTAATGTAAGTAAGACTGCGGAGATATGCAAAAGGTTGATACCCGAAATAGGTGAAAAACTTTCTAAGTATTCATGTTGTAAGGTGGAACTTCCAATGGAAGACTTTGAGATAGAATATCTATAATAGCCTATAGTAATGATTATTACAGGTCATGGATGAAGATGTAAAAGAGAAGATTCTAAATAATGCTTGGAAAACGAAATTTCGTTGTTCCACGATTCGGTTACTTAGCCTTATCTTAGAGTATTCTACAACGGGCGACATGAAGTACATCCATAAAGCACTATCCTTTATGAATAGTTCTTTAGTCGAATACAATACGACTTTAATAGAAGACGATTTCCACAAGACAAAGTTACTTCGCAACCTATTGACCTCGGGTGTTGATGATAGACTTATAATCGCACTGAGACTATTCATGGAAGGCGAACGTGGATGCGCATTGTGGGCTTTAGAGGAGTTCTGTGAGGAGTGCAATCCGATTAGCGACAGCATCATTGACGAACGATAGTCTCAAGCCTTAAAAGAAGCACGTAGTTCTATCCAAGTTCTACGTGCTTCTTCATTTTATTTCCTCGGAGATTTGCATAAGTAATTTTTAGTTCGTACTTTTGTCGGTGCAGTACTAACAACTAAAAGAAATGCTATCAAGAGCAGGTGGATATTCCCAAAGAAGAAGATGCCACTACCGAACAAGAAACTTTATCAACAGAAAATATCAATCACATTATGGAAAGATGTTCATGGGACTATATGGGTGCTCGTGAGACGCTCGGTCTTGATGAGAAAGAGTACGAGATAGTTAAGCACTTATCGTACTACAACGAGACGCTATCAAAAGACGCTCTAAAGTCAGCACGTCTCGTTGCAGATGAGCTGTACAATCAGGGAAGAAAGGAAAAGGTAGAAGATGCAGAAGCCTTCCGCAGGGTTCTTGAATTTGTCACAACAACAGAACAAGTCATCCCAGCGGAAATGAGTAGAATCCTCGTGACACTTGTCCGAAAGGACTATGACAACGTTGTTAAGCACCTTGACATCCTAATCGGAGAGAACGAGGCTGAGGATGACGGCTCTGACTACGACAAGGAGTTTTGGGGTGATGAAAACCCTAAAACAGAATCTCCATTTGAAGGGAAGGTGGTACTTTTCCCTCCTATTGATATAGTGAAAAAGACAGCACCTTCTTTTGAGGGAGAGAAAGAAACATTACCTCCATCCAAAGAGGAGAGGTTTACACGTCTCCCTCTTGATGAACAGCTCAGGTGTGTTTTTGGATTCTACGGGTATGTGCGTTGTCCTGATGAAGACAATCGTATTGCCTTCTACTTCACACGAATAGGGTCAAGGTATATCCTAAAAAGCATATCCAAGACGAACAACATTTCAGTTGTTGCCGAAAGCGAAGGTTTCCCTGCTTTGGTTGAGAAATGCCTTAGCTCCGTTATCTCTCCACGTATCAACTTTAGCACGATTAGTGTAAAGGATAAGATACTTGGCACAAAGTTATTAGAGTCTAAGGTGGTGGCAGAAGTAGATGGCAAGGAAGTAGATATAGCTACATTCGTCAATCTTGATGACGTGAATTGTGTCGCTGACTCTACTATCTTCTATAGCAAACTCTACATGGAAATCCGAAGCATCTTGTTAGGAGAGAAGGAGAGCAAAGCGTTTTCTAAGCAAATTGAGCTAATCAAGAACCCTGATGGGTCTCCACTTAGCAATAGTCTCTTGCGCCTCATACCTACATGTACGATAGCGAACTTCTTTGACCCTACGTCAGGAGAGCTTATTGCATACGTCCGTAGGATTGACAAGAGTACTTGGATATGCGTGAACAAGGAGAACTTCGGTGATGAAGGTGTCTGCACCAAACACAATACGGAGGAGGCTGCTATAAGCCATTTCATTAAGCCTTTGGCTGACAAGGTGTATCCTTTGCTTGAAGGGCTGAAATCAGGATACCTATTGGCTGAGGATTATTGTGAGTATTATTCAGTCTCCTTGAACGGCAGAACCGACTTCAAAGTCTCGTATAATATCTGCTCTACGTACAATGACTACCTCGCCTATCGTGTGTTGTACAAGCTGAGCGAATACATGGAGTCTGAGTACAACGTAACATTCCCGTGTTGCAACAAATACCAGCCCCGTGTGAAGGCAAGTGCGAGAAAGTTAGCCTACGTTCGTAACGACATCTACCCAAGCCTCCCTGAGAATTTGGTTCTTGAGAGACGCTTGATGGAAAACGATGAGGTCAATACGTGGTACGAGTTCTGTGAAGTAGTAGGGAACAAAGTGGAACTCGCTTGTGACTACGAAGACGAAAAGAGTACAATGCGCAATATAGCTGAGGAAGTAGACACATTCGTTCACGTTGCTGTAGAGCGGAACTTGGTCGTACCTGAGCTGTTCGCTTCAATGAGTGTGGGTGAAGGCACGCTTGAGGAGAAGGTCTTCATGAAGGATAAGAAGACGGGGAAGTACTACGACCTTGTACACTTTTATGGTGAAAAGAGTATCAGCCACGCTCAGGCTATCTGTTCAGAACTTGATAATAAGTTTAATATGCCATACGCTATGAACAACGAAGAAAAGAAAGAAGTGTCTCTTGAAGAAGAGACCATCCAAGAACCCTTGGAATCCGAGATTGATGAAGACTTCCTCACCGATGAAGATTTCTCTGATGAAGCTATCTTTGGGGAAAACTTCTCTTGCGAACACCTGAGTGGAAAGATTGCTTATATCTATATTCCCGTCAGAAACAAGAAGGGAGGTATTGATATTTCAGTCTACAAGGATGAAGAGAATTCATTCAGTGATTGCCACGTGGTAGTAGGAGGACAGACATATGACCACAGACTATACCACATTGCGATTAAATCGGCTGTGGATATGCTCTTCCAAGAAGTCGCCAAGAACCGCTCCGACATTCAACTTGATGCGCCAATCAAGATGAACTACGAAAAGGAACTTAAAGCGTACTACATCACTATCAATACCAACGGAGCAGACATTGTCATTGCATGTGTAAGAAGTCATTACGAAGCTGAACAAATTCTCGGTGCTTTGCGCTTCATTCAGGAGTATCTCAAGAATACGAACCACGCTGGCAGGTACGCTAACACTCCGAAGAAGATGCCTTACTATGACATTGCTTATGACAAGGACAACAAGGTTGGAGGCTCAAACACGAGGACGTATCGATTGACGGACTATGATATTCTCAAAGTTCGTGGTATCAATGACTGCCATATCCTTGTCCATCCAAGTAGTGAAGGTGAAGAAGATTACGTCATCCCATTCAACAATGTCAATACGGCAATCATCGAACTCTCCTTCGCAGTAGCAAATAAAATCGCTGTACACCATACACTCATCGGGGAAATCTCTATATCCGTTATGGAAGATGGTGGCTGTGATGAATATAATGTAATAGTGAATGGGGTAGGATATGAAGTTGCTTCGTTCAAGGATAAGGAAGTCGCAGTGAAGTTCGCCAAGGAGCTTTACAAGAGACTCAAGGAGAAGTTCTCCAACTAAACCACAAGAGCGAGGGGCATCCCATTCGGGATGCCCCCTTGCCTTCACTTACTAATCCGATATAGTATGTCAGAAGAAATCAGCAGGGAAAAGGTCTCTCCATCAGGATGGACGGAACGTTTTACGATAGGCGTACCTCCTCTCTCCAAGCACAAGTTTACTATACGTGGTGAGCATAAGATTGAAGACGGAGGAATGAACACTCGTATCATAGTAACGGAGAATGGAGTAGAGAATGAATACGAGACCTTCTGTCTCAGCGATACCTTTGACATGGCTATGGCTAAGATAGCCAGCTACTGCAAAAAGAACTACTACCTTGTAGATAGGCGTGCGACATTATCATCCGAGTTTAGTGAGGAGAAGGGATCTTACGTACTATCAACGCAGGATGGGGAAGAGGTGGCTATCGCTTACAACGGCTATGATGCAGAAACAATGGTCAGAGCTTACAACTTCATCTTGTCCTATATCCGTGAGTATAGTAGCGGACTATCATATGCAAAGAGGCACTACCTTACACTCACAGGAGTTGTGCGGGAAAGCTACTCTGACCTTTGCTTCGCATCGGTTGAAGCATTGCGTTTTGACGGAGTTTACCTATTTGCTACCGAGCTTATGTACAACATCCACTTCTGCGAGTATCACGTCATCCATCACGGACATAACGGGACGTACTACATTGACGATAAAAAGTTTGCAAGCATACTGCACTCTCACAAGAGGGCGTATAAAAAGTTTGCTTCTCACGTGAAGAACCTCATCTTGGATGATGCTTTCTTCGTAACGCCTCCTATGGTATACGTGGATAAGAACCACGAGACGGGGAGATATGAAGTCAAGCTAAGCGGTGTAGACCTCAAGTTCCGTATCAGTTATCTGTACAAGAACAATGCAGTGCAATTCGCCTTTGAGCTTGACAAAGCCATCAAGAAGAGATGCGGAGAGAAGTGCGTAAAGGGTCATAGGAAAAAGAATCTACAATAAGTAAACCACAAACATAACAAGAAGTTAATATGAAAGACGAGAAGATGGGCAGTTGTGACGAATGCGTCCAAGGTGACAACTACGGGAAATTAACCTCAGGACTACGTAACCTAACCCATATCTTCAACATTACAACTCCCACTGAGACGGGGAAGGAAGTCTATGTTGATGGGTATAGCTTCATCAAGGATGGAGAGAGACGCTACAAGATTGATGTTGTCATTGACGAGAATAAGGATAGAAGGAGAGACTACATCTCAAACTCTCTTGAGAATGCGATTCAGGAGGCAATGTGCGCTGTCGCATACTTCTGTAAGGACTACCCCGAGAAGGTTGCCGCACATTACGCTATGATAGCTCCTCCAATAGATGTTGGTGCGTCTATGCGATACCAACTTCTGACTACAGAAATCAAAGGAAGGAATATCGCTTGGTTTGACTCTGCTGAGATTGCAGAGTTGGCTCGTGATGAGTATAACTTCATCTTTCAATACTCAGCCCTATACAAGACTGACAATGATGAACCACGGCAATTACCCCTGCCCAAGTACACAAAGTGGCTTTTGGATGGAAAACCACAAGCATCAATAGACTTCCTTGACAAGGAAGGTAAGGTCGTTTCTAATGCTTCGTTTTGCATAAACCTCCTCTTCTTAGGGCACGATGTTGTTGGTCATCGTTCAATACCCGACTTGGAGGATGCGAGTTTAGTAGAACTCACCAAACACAAAAATGAGCATGATGCTATGCGGTATCTGTTCTTATTAGCCAAGCGATACTTGAATAACACCTACCACTTCCTTACCCCGCCTGAACTCTATGTAGAGAAAATGATGGACGAGGGCGTGTACGAAGTGAAGTTCAAGGATTACAAAATCCCTCTGAGGATGACCTTTAGGACTATGGGCACTGCCATTGAGTTCGCACAAGAGCTACGTAACCTTTTTGAGTATAAAGCCAAGTTCGAGGAGCTTATGCGTAAGCAATATCAAGCGTATGGCGAACCACTCAGTTTTAAGGACTACATTTAGCCCTTCATAACTCTAACAATCGAACGGCTCGGTAGAAACAATACTCTTCTGAGCCGTTCTTAACTAAGACAAGAAATGAAAACGAATGAATCCGTTGTTCTCAACAACCTTAACGACAACGCCACCCTAAGAATACAAAGTATCATCAACGATAATGGTGATATAATGTCGCTCGTTTACGAGGCTTATAACTACATACAACCTGGATACAATGACGAACTCAAGGACATTATTGAAATCCTGAACCGACAATATGAGACCATCCAGCAAGTGAAAGAGTATAACGAGGCGATGAAGGAGAAGTTGAAAGAATACGAGGAGAAGGAATAGGTAAGATTTGGTCATTCCATGTTTTAGCTATACCTTTGTGGAGTAAGACAAACAACAATGAAGATGAAACCCGAAGATTTCACAGAAGAAGAGCTTGCTGAGATTGACGAGGCTATTGCTCAGGTTGAACGAGGCGAATGCACTCGTATTCACGGACGAGACGAACTGATGGGCTACTTAGATAGCCTTTAGAATATAAACCATATAACAAGAAAAGAAATGATTATTTGCGGTTATGCAGGCGTTGGCAAGAGCACGCTGGCGAAAGGTTATGTAGGTATAATGGACTTGGAGTCTACCCCCTTTGAAAAGGATTGGGAACGTTACGCCAAGTGTGCTATCCACTACCACAAGAACGGATACATCGTACTCGTGTCCTGCCACAAGGAAATCCGAGAGCGTATCCTGAGTATGCTTGATGGAGACAATACGAACGTATGTACTATCGTCCCTAATGTAGCTGACAAGGAACTTTACCGAGAACGCTACACGAGACGTGGTAACACTCCTGAGTTCATCAAGGTTCAGATGGATAATTGGGAGAAGTGGCTGGACAAGAGTAACGCCATTGAAGGTGAGCGTTGGATTGAAATGCAGGAAGGAGAAGTCCTCAAGGATACACTTCTCCGTATTGGCATCATCTAACAACACTCTACAAGTATACATTTCATCTACGAATGAAATTCAATTACAGCTGGAATCTTAAAGATGCCAACTTCACGGGGAGCAGGGGAAGTGTATTCTCCTGCTTCTCTTGTGGAGGAGGCTCTACTATGGGCTACAAGCTCGCTGGTTTTGATGTCATCGGATGCCTTGATATTGACCATCGTATGATGGAGATATACAAGAAGAACCACAATCCTAAGTATGCATACGAAGAGGGCATTCAGACCTTCAAGTTGCGAGACGACCTACCCGAAGAGCTTTACAACCTTGACATCCTTGACGGCTCTCCTCCTTGTTCTACGTTTACTATGACGGGCGATAGGGAGAAGTCCTGGGGTGTCAAGAAGCACTTCCGTGAAGGACAGCAAGAGCAGGTTCTTGACACACTCTTCTTTGACTTCATAGACCTCGCAGAGAAACTGAAGCCCAAGGTCGTGGTGGCGGAGAATGTCAAGGGTATTCTTATTGCCAATGCAATGGAGTATACCATTGAGATACATAAGTCCTTCAAGCGTGCTGGATACTACTCTGCCCACTACGTCCTGAACTCGGAGACGATGGGTGTGCCTCAGAAGCGAGAGCGAGTGTTCTTTGTTGCTATAAGGGAGGACTTGGCTCAGCCGTTCTTGCAAATCACTTCCCTCTTTGACGAAGAGCCTACACTTGACCTCACCTTCAATGAAGAGCCTATCCTATTCGGAGAAGTAGCAGACTACTTAGGGGACGAGATTACAAGCCCTTCTATGCGTATGCTATGGGAGAAGCGCATCTTCGGAGATAGGACGCAGAGGAATGCAAGTGAGCGTCTATACAAGAAGCGTGTGAACTTCGGGCGGGTTTATACCTACGAGAACGAAGTTGCCCCTACTCTGATGGCAAACAAGGCTTCTGTCATCCATTTCAGCAAGCCTTTGTTCCTTAGTCAGTCGGAAGTTTGCAAGATTTCCACGTTCCCTCAGGACTATGATTTCTGCAACAAACCTCCTCACTACGTGTGCGGTATGTGTGTGCCACCTATTATGATGGCTCAGGTTGCGTCAAGAATTTTTGAGGAATGGCTGTCAAAATTTGGTGGAATGAAAAACTCTTCTTACCTTTGTAGTGTAAGAGAGAGATAAAGACCTCCACGGCAAACTAAACTGAAATAGAAAATAGAAATGGGACAGAGTAAATCCGAGCGTCTGTTAAAGAAGCTAAACGACATTGAGCAAGAACTGCTCTGCGTAGGGAACTACAAAGACATGATTGAGAGTAGCCTCATCAGTGGTGACAAACAAACCGCTCTCCGATTCACGGGCTACCAAGGTGCTAAACTTGGTATCCTTCTCAGCCTTATCCAAGAGGCAGAAATCATCGCCAAGCTATAAGAAAAAGAAATCTCAAAGAGATTTGGTGGAATGAAAAATGTTTCATACCTTTGTAGTGAGATAAGACAACAACAAGAAACTCAAAGAGCGTTATGAATATCATTCTCACCATCCTGGTCTTGGCACTCGCCTACCTCAGCTTCAGAAACTATTGGAACAGCAATAGTCAAGATGACGATGACGACCTCGACCATCTTTATGAAGATTGAAAAAGTGAAATCATCCTATAATAACAACTTAACTCAACTAAAGATTATGAATACTAAGAATCTCCTCAAGACACTCCTCCTCGCAGGTTTCGTCTCCTTTACAGCCACCTCACTCACGAGCTGTAACAACCACACGGAAGAACCTACCTACACGATTCCCGCTCACATGAAGACGGGTGTCATCGTAAACAAGTTCTACCTCCACAACGATGACCCCAAGATGGCGAAGTATATCGTTGTCTACCTCGCAGGCAACAAGGCTCACCTCATCATGGTCATCAAGGACATCTATGACCAAGCCGTAGTCGGTAGCGTTGGGGACTTTGATACCCGATATGAATATGTCGGAGACACCTACATCCCCGAAGCAGACTACGAAGCCTTCGAAGCTATCAACTAAGACATACTAACCAACTAAACAACAAAGAAAGATTATGAAGACGCTTAATCTCCTGAAGGCTATGTTCCTCTTCGCAGGTCTGTCCTTCGCAACAGCAAGCTGTACGAACAGCGATGAACCAAACGTAGAAAATCGCTATGTGCGTAATGGCTACGTTGTAGACAAGGTAGTCGTAATGGCTGGTGATACGCCCGTATATTACATCCACTTCTTTGATGGACGTAAGACGTATCGTATCATCGTGAACAAGGAGAAGTACGACTACTTCAAGGTAGGCATGATTGCCTATGGCGACATCAGCAATGGTCAGAACTTCTCGGAATTTGACAAGTAACCATCCTCTAATCGCTTCTACAACTATGAAGATTAAGAGCATCATGAAGGCAGTCCTCCTTATCGGAGGGCTGACCTTCGCAACAGCAAGTTGCACGAACAAGAATGACGAACCCGTCATTGAAACAAATCAGTACATCCATAAGGGTGTTGTCGCTGGGAAGTCGGAAATGAAGATTGATGTCAAGACCATCTACATCATCCACTTCTTTGACGGACAGCGTGTCTACCGCATTGTCGTGGACTACGAAAAGTACACGAAGCTCAAGAAGGGTATGGTCGTCACAGCAGACATCCGTGACGACATCAACTACCGAGACGAGGAATTGGCATTTGATTAGTATATGTTCTTGTGCATAATAGAGGGCTATACTGACGCTGAATTTGACAGAAGAGGTGCTGGAGAAATCCACTTCACGATTGGAACTTTCACCTTCCTCTCATTTGTCCTCGGAGTTATCTCCCTCCTTTTTACAGAAGTTATAGGGGTACTCTTCGGGATAGCATCAGCAGTCTTCGTGCTAATAGCCGTGTCAATGATATTCACTCTTATTATCCAAGCCAAAATATACAAGGCGAATCATTACGTTTTTGGCTGGGTGATATTCTTATCATTGGTGCACACATTCTTCTTGGTATTCCCTCTCGCATTACTCGCCTACCAATCAGATTACATCCATTGGTTTTTTTTCATCAGATAGTTTTGAGCGCACGCTACAACTCCGATGTACAGACAAAACTTTGAGCATATCCTGAGAGATGTAATCTACAACGGGAGCATCAAAGACGAGACCTATATGGCTCTCCTTGAAAACTTCCACAAACCCCTAATAGTTGCTACGTTAGGAATGGCGACATCATTCCTCTTCTCAGGTCTCATTGAGTTTCTCTTAGTACTCGTTGGAGTTGTAGCGTTCGTTTCATTCTTCATCTACTTAACAACGATGCTGGTGGAGCTTGTGTACTATGGAGTGTGGAGTTTGACGAGACTCTTGGTTACGATATACGTGATACACCTTCTACTAAGCATCCCGTTCTTCGTAGCCCTATTCTTTAAGTTGGACTACATCAAAAGTATAATCGGTTAGCTATGGACTACGAAAAGTATTTTGAAGAGTGTTACAAGGGCTACGATGGCTACATGCTGGAATACCAAGCTGACGATGACTCCGCCCTCCCCGTTTCTTGGACGCTCTGTCCTGCAACGTGGATAGCACTTGCGAGTTGTATCTGCCCTCCGTTTGTTATCTACCTCATCTTGACTACTATCAGCCTTGTCCTCTTAGGAGTATCTTGGTGGCGTGTTGTTGCCATCCGTAAGGCGTACAAGCGAATTGGAGAGAAGAAGTATTCAATCGTGGTGAGCGGAATGATGAGCAACGTGTACGTCTACTCCCTCTTCTATTTGGCGTTCTTCGTGTTCGCTATCTACGCACACTTGGGGTGCATTATTAAGTTATTCATTTAAGATATGGAACAAATAGCATTAACCCGTGAAGTCATTGAGCAGTGGGTGAAAGAGCATCCCATTCAATGGATAGAGACCACCGCTGACGACCAATACGGGAATGAGTACAACATAATCGTAGAGGACTACGATATTTTCAATAACGCCAATCTCTTCTACATCATAGACGAGATTCTCTTTGAAGATGGCAATTTGAAATATGAAGTAGTCCTCACTGATAATCATAGACGACACAAGCGTTGTAATGAGCTTTACGTTGCTACACGGAATAGTATTGAGGAAGCAAAGCGTGCTGTGGAAGAATACCGAATTGAGTCGGGTTGTGAAGCCCTACGCATCAAGTATGAACGATGAAGATAGTCAAGCAATTATTTGACGAACACATCATGGATGAGGTTCTTCATCCGTACGATGAATACGTAAGTAGAATCACTACTGAACCGCCCTTCTTTCTCGGCTTAGTCTTATGGGCTTATGTCACGGGATTTCCACTTGTCGGATGTTGCGACATTCTTATGACGAAGCCCGTGCTCAGCTTACTCTGCTTCTCGGTGACGCTACTCCTCCTTGCTGTTGGATTTGGTTTCAGTCTTGCTTTCTGTGTGTACTGCAACAAGCATTACAAAGACCAAAGGGTACGAATGTTAGCATCAAATGACATACTCGTAGGAGCTTTCATATCGGTCATTCCGATTATGTTCCTATGCTTGTATGCCACGTACGACCTCGGTCTTGTATATCACTTGGGTAAGGTCTTTGGCTAAATATAGGTCAGATATAAAGCAAACGAATGACCTATTTGTCGCACCTATTCAAGACGCTAAAGCAGGCGAAGGGAGACAGCGAGCGTTTCGGTGTCATTGAAGACCGAATCAACGCCTTCATAGCCTCCCGCTGGATTTTGCTTATAGCCCTCTCCCTCGTCCCATTCAGATTGGACGTAGATAACCCTTGGAAGTACATCATCATTGGAATCGCTATATCCGTATACATTGTAGCTATGAAGCACTCCTTTGAGAGCCTCTACCACGGACTGAAAGATAAGGACGTTAGGCGCATCTCACTCGTCACGTTCTTCTTTAGTCAAGCATTGTCGGTGCTCTTCTACCTTCTGATGTACGCACAACTTAAAAACATTTTCTAAGATGAAGCCTTCATCAATCGTAAAGGCGGGCTTGAGCCTGCTCCTCGTAGTCAGTCTTGCTTCATGCCGTAGCCAATCAGGTTATGTTGATGGCAAGCAAATCCGTCAGGAAGCTGATGGTTCAACCGCATTCCTTATCCACCTTCGTGAGAATAGTAAAGATGGGGATAGGGGTATGCACCACACCATCCGTGTGAATAAGGCTACTTACTTCTCTGTGGTTGAAGGTGAGTACGTAGAACTCAAGGAAGGCACGTACACTCGCAAAGAGAAGTAGACATGGAGAAGCTGAAAGAAGCGTTTGATAATCTTGATGCTGAGTTCTCCAAGATGCTGGAGATAGCCATTGAGAACTTCAAGCGTATGGAAGACTTCAAGAACGCAACGATTGAGGACTTGTATGGTGTGTTCTCTGACGTGTATCGTGGAGGAGCGTTACTGCAAAGGAAGATGACCGAGGTCTGCGACTTGATGAATCAGGTCAGAAAAGAAATTGAATGAAAGATAGAGAAGTCGGAGAGCTAAAAACTTTCCGACTTCTTTCGTTTTAATTTGGTGGAATGAAAAACTCTTCCTACCTTTGTAGTGTGAGAGGAGAACGAAAGAGCCTCCACATCGAGCTAAACTAAAGTACAACTAAAAAATAAAGCATCACTATGGCAACCATCAAGGAAAAGGCTCTCCAGCTCAAGAACGACATTGAACAGCTCTCTGCTGAAGCTGAGCACCTCAACGAACTTAGAGAAGAGCTGGCTATCTCCACAGCACGACACAAGCCCTACAAAAACATCATGACGGGTAAGGTTGAGTATCCTCCCGTCAGTCGCCTCTCTCGTGTCCTTTATCGTGCTCTCAAGAAGGAGCTGGAATATCACGAAGCTAAGTCCGAAGAAATCAGCATTCGCTTTGAAGCCCTCAAGGAAGAGTATAATGCTGAGAAGGCTAAGGAGCATCTCAAGAAGCAGTACGAAGAAGCACCTGAGGATAGCCTTCTCGGTGTGATGTCTGACTTCCTCAGTGGGTTTGAAGTGGATTCGGTGGAAGAGACTGAGGACGGCATCATAATCTACACGCTTAAGTAGTACCAACTATGGGACAGAGTAAGTCGTCCATCGGTACATACCAACAGCTCGTCAAGAGAAAGGCTGAGCTGAGTAAGGTGATGACCAATCACGAAAGTAGTGCTCGTGCTCGTGCTGTATCCAGCAAGCAGATTGAGCAATTAGACGAAAGTATCTCCCTCGTGAAATTCCAAATCAGCGTTTCAGAGATGAGGAAAAATCGTATGGTAGGTAATCTACGTGTTACGACTATGTACTCTGATGACAACGGGGATGTGATTGCATTCAAGAATAACAATGGCATTATCTTGACTCTTGAGTCCATAGACACATCAACGTGTGGGTTCGGAGTGGATAAGATGGATGTCTCTGACTTGGATATTTCCGAGTTTGACGGAATGACATTCACGTTCAGCTTTGATGATATGGGTGCTACCATTGAACGAGTTGAAGGTAGTGGCATCCGACTGAAACCTGACAACGGGCATCCCGTATTCATCCCATGTCGTAATGGTAGCGGATGGTATAGTGACAAGACCATCCTCGTTCTGAAAGACCAATTTGGCTACAAGGTGGGTAGCTTAGACATCACCGAGTGCCTGCAAGAAGTAGAAGAAGAAACAGAATAAGATTATGGAACACATTATCAAGAACCTCAAGGTAGTAGGGTTCTACAATCCCGAAGTTGAGACAAACGGACTCTATCTTGAGGATGAGAATGGCGTTGATTATCGTCTCTATTCTCGTCACGTATCCGATTGTTGTGAAGTTCACTACCTCGCTTTTGATAGCCTTGAGTTGTCTGAGTATGAAGGTCTCCTCTTTGATTTTGATACGGAAGACCTCTCCAACTCCATAGAACGTGTTGAGGGGAGTGGCATCCGCCTCAAGCCGAACAATGGTCATCCTATCTTCATTCCTGGATATTCATGCAACAATGGTTTCTACTCTGACGACATTACCCTTGTCTTTTGCCGTTATGGCGATGATGATGTATATTGTCAGATTGACGTGACGGAGTGCCAGCCTGAGTACTAACCACAAACATTAGTACGGATATGATAAGCGAAGAAGAAAAGAGCAAGCTCGCACGCTATATAGAGTTCATGGGTAGAAGAGTAGACGACCTCTACACTTCTATCACGAATGAAATGGACTCCAGCTTTAGGGACATCCTGAAGTGCGAGTATAGCAATTCAATTAGACTCACCCGCACGCTTGTACGTAAAGCCGAGTATTATGGAGTCCCCATAACGACTTCCATCTTGGTTAGAAATCTCAGAGTAGTAGACTTCTACGAAGATAGCGATGGTAGTACGGGATTCCGTCTTGAAGATGACTTTGACAATACGTATATCCTCTGCTCTGACCACGAAAGAGATTGTTGTGAATCACATTATCTTGACATCAGTGGCTTTGAAAAGGAAGACTTCTTTGACGTTCACTTTGATTTTGACATTGTGGACTTGTCACGAAGCATTGAACGAGTAGAGGGTAGTGGTATCAGACTCCTACCAAAGGACTACCATCCCATCTTCGTCCCTGGATACTCATCAAACAATGGGTACTACTCCGATAACTTGTCTCTTTGCTTCTACAGCTATGAGCTTGGAGCTTTAGGAGACATTGATATAACAGAATGCCAACCTAAGCATTATGAATGAAGAAAGAATAAACGAGGTACTCATCAAAGAGAAAGAGCTTGTCTCACGAATTGAAGTGCTTAAAGAGCGTATAAAGGATGAGCCTGATAGTGACTTCAAGGAGATTGACAAAGAAGAGCTGGAATACGCCGAAAGTCTACTTAAGTTCATCAGGAGACGTATCATATCCTTAAAACCATACCTCGGTGGAGTTACCTTCAAGAATATGTCTATGGTAGGCTTCCTTGAGGATACTGAAGGTCATGGCTTCTACTTCGAGGATAAGGATGGGAACAAGGTAGCGCTTCGTTCATTCCAAGACCCATATTGCGAAGGGTTGAGCTATCTCAACCTGAGTGTTCTCAAGGAGAGTGACTTTGATGGTCTCCTCTTTGACTTTGACGGGAATGACTTGTCTAAGTCTGTTGAGGTCGTTAAAGACCAAGGCATTCGTCTCAGACCTAATAACGGACACCCCATCTTCATTCCTTGGAAGGTCCACAACAAGGATTGGAATGATGATGATATGAGCCTCGTGCTTGCTCGTATCACAGACGAGACAGACGGGAGCTTTGACTTCAAAACATGGAGAGTGAGCGGTCTCATCGGTAGTATGTGGCTAATTAAGCACTACGGGGAGACAGACGAATAAACAGAAACGAAGATGAACGAGAAACTAAAAGAACGCATTGAGCGTCTTGTAGAAGAGAGGGATTCCATTCAGGCAAAGATTGATGATGTGAATGGCGAACTCAATCGCCTATACCCATTGAAGAATGATCTTGTGGATATTCTGTCTAAAAAGCACGGGTGTCTCAAGGGACTCCTTGAAGCTACCCGAAGAGAACTGCGATATGCCATAGCATCTGAAGCTGATGAGATTAAGATGGCGAGAGTTGACTGCGTAGATGAAACGAGTCCTTTCACTATGGGAGGAGTCCACTTCACTGATAAGTATGGTCTCAAATACACCCTCGGGTTGGAGTCGGTGCACGCAAAGAAGATAATGAATGAATGCGAGCATGGAGCTCATATTGGTTTCGTCTATGACCGCCATAACTATGTCCCCTATGAGATAATAGGCTCACATCTATCCTTTGATAATATGTCAAAGGTTGGGTTTGAAGGGAAAGATGAACTAATCAGGTTGTATCGTGTTGAAGGCAAGTTGTTCTCTGAGCTCAAGATTGGAGATAGGGAGGGTAACTGCGTCTGCGTTATGTTCGCACCAAGCCGTACAGATTACAGCCCCATAAAGCTCGTCCTCAGAGATGAAGATGATAGAGTCTTATGGGCAATCGAAGTTCCCGACCTTGAACGGAACAACTAATCAAAGAAAACTTCATCAGCATTTGGCAGATTGAAAAACTCTTTCTACTTTTGCTGATGAGACAAGATAACAACATCTCCAACTCTAATAACAAAGAAGATATGAATATCACTCAGAACAAGTACAGCGCATTTGAAGACGTAACTTCCTCTTCTCCTTTCTCTCGCATTGAGGAACTCGCTGAATACGTATGCGAACGTGAGCAGTATGTAGCTAAGGAAGTAGGTATTGACGTGTTTGATGTTAATGCGTTGATGGCACTCCGAAGCGTTATCAGCTTCTCCATCATCTACGAGAACCATACCACGGCAAAGGAACTATACGATAAGTTCAGCGAGGCAGTCAAGGAGAAGGGCTCTCAAGTGAAGTTTGGTTATGAAGACGCTCTTAGAACGATGCTCTCATCAAGTGATGATGACTTCATCGGGTTCTTTGATAAATTCAACTTTCACTCCTACGACACATGGACGACTAACATCATCGGTAGCTTCCTTATGCTTCGTGGTCATCTGAAAAAGGAAGGAGAAGTAGTTGAAGAAAAGGACTACAAGTACATCGATGATGTAGTATGTAAGCGAAACTTCAACCCTGAAACGGATAGCATGGATGACTACTTGTTAGAGCTGGTCACAAACGCTTGCTACGAAGCGAAGACACGAAGCTGGTCTATCGCATCGCTCATCATCGTTAGAGCGTTCCTGAAGCTCGCAGAACAGCTTGGCGTGCCTTGCTTCGGTCTGTCCATGCAGGCGAATGACCGAGTGAATATCCTCATCAACAACACTCCTGAAGAAGTAGATGTAGATGACGAAGATTAAAGCTCTATAATATAACATGAAGTTCAAGGAATGGATTAAGACCTTCGGGTCGTCCACAGCGATTATCCTCTTCGCTGTAATTATGGCGGTAGGGTCATACTTCTTCATTGGCAACGCATTTGATATTGTCAAGAAGGACGTATACTCAAGAGAGGATTTTGAGCGCAAGGTGCGTATCGTGGATTGGTCTCTTGACGAGGTAGACTCTATCAAGCGTGTAAATGAAAAGTTGCAGAAGGAGAACGTCTCTCTTCGGATTGAAAACTCACTTCTGAAAGATATACAAGAGAATAAGTAGGTATGGGTATAAACTCAAAGCATTTGACCCGACTCTTTCTCTCCGATGAAGAGTTCAAGGAGCTAAGACCTCTCGCACTCATAATGACCATCGGGGTCATCTTCTTCCTCGTATCAGGGTTATGGATTCCCGTAGTAAACTACAAGAACGAGCGTTCCGTAAAGGTTCTCACCAAAGCGAACTCAGAACTCATCCACAAGGTGGACTCCATGAGTGTAGTGAGCAAGAATGCAAACGCAAAGGTGGATAGCCTACAACGTGAAGTTCAAACGCTCCTATTGGAGCTTGCAAGACAAGAGTAAGAAAAACAGACATGGTCTGATTGTTGTTAATAAGTTGAGTTGAACCCGCTGGTTTACTTCGTGTATGCTGGCGGGTTCTTCTTTTGTTATGATTTGGTAGATTGAAATTGAATGCCTACCTTTGCTGTGTAATACGAAACTCAAATAACGAATAAGGCTATGCTTGAGAAGAAATATATCAAGGAACTGAAAGCTCTCAAGAAAGAGCTTGAGACCATTAGTTCAAAGAGGACTAAGGCACTAAGGGATTCCACAGCATCAAGCGAGGAAGAGTACTACTCAGGTGACTACAAGAAGTACAATAAAGAGTACAACGACCTATCCGAGAGCTATGAGGCTATACGAAAGAAGATGGGACGTATCATTGCGGTGAACAGAAAGTCGTTCGTTGGTCTTCGTGGATGCAACCTATTAAGGCATAGCAGTGGAGTAGATGTACTCTCATTTGAAGATGAGTTCGGTATCAAGTACTCCCTCCTTATAATGGACTCAAATATGGAGCTGTGTTATCCAAGTATAAGGATAACTGACGACATAGTAGCTGGCTTCATCGGCAATAGATATGACTTTGACGAACGTTCGGACAAAAGTGCGATAAGAGTTATTGACGAGTCTTCATTCCTTGTTACTGATTGGAGTGGTAACAGCATAAGCATTTCCATTGGTTGGCATGAAGAATTACCCAAGCGTCATTTCTTCATCGCTCTTGTAGCAGAAGGTGGGTACGTAGTGTTTAGAGAAAAAGTTGAACTAAAAAGATAAGTAACATCATAATCATGTTTGAAAAGAAGTACATCAAGGAGCTGAAAGCTCTAAAGAAAGAGCACGACAGACTCTACGAAGAATGGACAAAGCTCCTTATTAAGGAAATATCTCCTTCCACAAAGCTCCTTTATGATGGAGAAGCAGACGACATCAAGAGGCAGAATAAGGGATACTACGAGGCTATTATTGCTATCTCCAATCGGATGGGTGGTATCATAGCCTCAAATCAGACTATCTTCAAGAACCTCAAGGTACGTATTGTACATCAATCTGATGATGGCGTAAGCTCCATCATCTTCTACGATAAGTTCGGCATTGAGTACTCGCTGATGCTCCTGGATGAAGAGTTTATGTCCAATGGGTCAGAGCTTGACTTGATGGGTGTCTACAAGGAAGAGTTCTACGGATATACTTATAACTTTGACCCTGCACGCATCCACGATGTTATCAGGTTAAGTGCCTTCGGTAGCTTTGACCTGATAGAGAGCAAGGGGCGTGCCGTGAACATTAAGCTACGATTTAACAAGGGAGAGAAGGCAGAGAAGTACTACCTCGCACTTGTCGCAAGTGGTAATCATGTCGTGTGGAAGCACAACATTACGAAGTTTGTACCCAAAGATTTGGTGGAATAAACGAAGTACTCGTGCTTAAAAAAAGGATAAGACTAAAAGATGAGTAACAATATGACTATGTCCGAAAATGAGTATATCAATAAGCTAAAAGCACTCAAGAAGGAACGTGATTTCATCCTGAAAAGGTGGGGAGAGGAATTTTATGAGGAATGTAAAGCCAATGTGAGACAGAATTACAAAGGTGAATATAGTGACATCATAGAACAACGGAAATGCTACTCCAAATTGGTAAAGGCGATAAAAAAGCGTATGGCAGGTATCATCACTAAAAATCAGCCCATCTTCAAGAGCATAAAGGTTTGCGGTGTAGTTATGTCTTATCATGGGGTAAGTTCCATCCACTTCTCTGATAGGTTTGACGTAGTATACAAACTGATGCTTATGGATGAAGATTTCTCGTCTGACGAGTCTAAATTCGGCTTTATGAGGGTGTCCCCCGAAGAGTTCTCTGAATATAGCTATGACTTCAATCCTGAGCGTGTCAATGATGTGGTGTACATCAACCACGACAACAGCTTTGAACTTATAGACAATAAGGGACGCAAAACGAACATCAAGCTATACTTTGACAAGGAGAGTAAAGCGAAGAAGTACTTCCTCGCCCTTGTCTTAGAAGAAGGTGGAGTGGTTTGGAAGCACAATATCACGAAGTTTGTAGACAAGGATTTGGTGGAGTAAAAAACTCTCCTTATCTTTGTGCTGTGGAAATGACCCACCATGGATTAAAAAGAGAATAGAACAAAGATGTTACGAGCAATCAAAGTAAGGTTGTATCCAAATAAAGCGCAGGAGCAGGAGCTTAACAAAGTTCTTGGGTGCTACCGCTTTGTTTATAATCACATGCTCGCTAAGAGGAAGACTGCTTATGAAACTGACAAGACAAACCTAAGTGTGAATGATTTGTCAAAGTGGTTTTATGGGACATTACGAAAGGATGAACAATATACTTGGCTAAAAGAGCAAAATACGCAGGTAATGGCTCAAGCAATCAGGCAAATGGATGATGCCTACCAAAGGTTCTTCAAACAACATAATGGCTATCCAAAGTTCAAGTCCAAAAAGGACAAGCAGTCAGCATTGTTCCCACGCAATGCAATTTCAACACGGAACATGTTTGAGACAAAACATATAACTCTAATCAAGTCATTAAAGAACCTCAGATTCCGTTGCTCTGACCTATATCACAGACGTTTGCAGAAACACAAGGATAGCATAAGAAGTGCAACCCTATCAAAAACCAAGAGCGGGAACTTCTTCTTGTCAATCCTTGTGGATATTCCTGAAGCGGAATGTGCCAAGTTCGACAAGACCAACAAAGAAGTTGGCATTGACATCGGGGTGAAGGATTTCATCATCACCTCGGATGGGAATGTGTTTGAGAACAAGAGGTTTTTTAGCAGTGCGGAAAGAAAGATTGCAAGACTTCAACGTCAGCTATCCCGCAAGATGAAAGGTTCAAACAACCTTAACAAGCAAAGAATTAGACTTGCAAAGGCTTTTGAGCATCTAACGAACAAGAAAGAAAATTACATCCACTCCGTTGTGAATGAAGTCCTCAAATTATACGATGTGGTGTTTATGGAGGACTTGAACGTCCAAGGAATGCTTAGAAATCACAACATCGCCAAGGCGATACAAGAGGTCGGTTTTTACCGCTTCAAGGAAGTCTTGCAGAGCAAATCCCTTGTAAATGGTAAGCAAGTCGTGCTTATTGATAGATTCTATCCAAGCTCAAAGACTTGCTCGTGCTGTGGCTACAAGAAACAAGATTTGAAGCTCAGCGATAGATTTTGGACTTGTCCTGAATGTGGTGAACATCACGATAGAGATATAAACGCCGCAAGGAATATCATTCTTGAAGGACAACGAAAACTTCAAGCAGGATAAAAAGAGAAATCAGTAGGTAGCCGTACTACCGAATTTACGCTTGTGGACTGCCCTCCTATGGATGACCGAGCCTTGCGCTCCTAAAAAGTAATGGTAGGTTGAATCAAGAAGTGAAGACTGCGTAAATCGTAGATTTTCATGTACGGTTAGAGCCTATGGCTGTGAACTACAAGCACGGAATCAATGTGGTACTGACTGATGAATACGATGGTTATTCTTATAGCGTAGTAGCTATCAAGAAGTCTGACAAGAGCGACTACGAAAGTCTCTGTGACTTATATCCCGAACTCCATAGCGTCCTTCCTGACGGCACGGAAATCCGCTTCTGCGCTCCATATCGCACGGGTCTTGCCTGCGAGAAAGATTGGGAGGAAGACTAACTCAAAAAAACTTCACCTAAGATTTGGTAGAACGGAAAAGTCTTCCTACCTTTGTAGTGAAGGATGACGATAATGTCAGCCACAACAAATAAACTAAAAGCAAAAATGGAACGGGTAGAACTTATGGAAGCTCTCTACGAGCACTACAAGTCACTTGAAAAGCTCATTAACGACAGAATGTGCTTCCAAGCACCAAAGAAGGTCATCGGAAACTACCTCAAGTTTGACAAGCAAGTCTCCAAGGAGCGTATGGCTCTTATGGATGCACACCGCCACGTCTACAATCAAATGGTTATCTGTGACGCAGAAGACCGCAAAGGACGTGAAGGACTTGTCCTTGATAATACAACCCTCTTAGACCCTGATAGTGGCTCGTACCGAACGGGTCTCCGCTTCAAGGGGAAGTATGACCTATACTACACGCTCTACTTCCGTGATGAGAACTACAACGCAAACGAAGACTTCGACTTCCTTGGCGGGCTTAGCGCACAAATCATCAAGCTCTCAGAGCCTCTCGTGCTTGACTTCAAGTATGGCTACTCACCTATCACGCTCCACTCCAATGGTATCTTGGAAATCAAGGGTAACGATGGGCGTGTACTCAAGACCTCTATGCAAATCCCCGAAGGGTTTGGTAAGTCCTTCTCTATGACGCTCCTGAACGACAACGGAGACTACATTTGGAATGATGTCTTCGAGATGGAGGACTAATCACGTACCTAATATAACATTACAACGATATGAATACTGACCACATCTTAGACATGTCAAAAGCGTACAGCATTCCTTTTCAGAAGTATGTACGCTTCATTAACAAGACTCAGTACGCCAATGAGATTATGCGCTACCTCAACAATGAGGTGCATCCTGACGACATCAGAATCATCGCATCCGATATGATGAATATGATGTGGAATATCTTCGTGGACGAGATGAAGAAGACAAACCTCGTCAATCTGAAAAGTGTTGATGAGCTTGTCGGTGACGTGAGACCATTCCTACTCTTCTACTACCGCTGGACTATACCTATGTTCAAGGGAGTATTTGACAAGAGTATCGCCTCTAAGGACTTGACGCTCACCCCTGACGTTGAGTTTAAGGAGATGATGTGTTTCAGTCATGTCATTGATAATCCAACTCGCTACTCTCTATCAGGCTTCTCAGCTGATGGTTCTTCTCGTATCCAAGTCCATATCAACAAGCCCAACGAAGAGCCTACCTTGGCAGATGATGAGTTGTCTCTGTATGTCCTTAAAGCGTGGCTTAGTGACAGACGTATCTGTGAGATTACTCAAGTACCTTCTGAATTTGAAATCGTCAGACTCCTTGATAAGAAGGGTCGTGGAGAAAAGTTCTTCAAGATTCTTGAGATGATTAGGGATGCAGTTCCTTATGATGATAGTCTCGTAAAGGCAAAGAAGAAAGAATATCTTGAGAAGCTCAAGGATTACCCAAAGCTCAAACAAGAGGATGAGGTAAATCGGAGATATTATCAAGATATTATGCGCAAGGTTATTCGACACGCAGAAGATATTGAGCGTATCGTAAACGACCCTACAGCAAGCGTTCTCTTGGTAGAAGACTATATGCTCAGGGACTTCAAGGAATACGTAACACTTCGGTACGGCTGGAACTCCCTCCTTCATGAAGTACTCCATTATGCTATCCTCTCATCGCAGTTTGAACCTGACGGAGAGTTCCGCCCATTCAAGGTGGGAGGAGATACAGAATGGTACACACGTCTCCTGAAATAATCAACCCAACAACTCAACAACAACAATGGAAACGAACAATTCATCCTATGTCCCTTCACGGGTAAAGGGCATCATCTTCGCAGGCATTCTTTGGAGCATCATGCTGAATGACGACAAATTCGTATACATTCAGACCACACTCCTCATTCTATCCGCAATCGCATTCTTAGTCCTATGCTGGTCTATCAACCGAAAGGGCGGTGTCAGCGAAGATGGACTCAAGGAAAGTCGTAAGGATATAGAGTATTATGGCTCTGCTCTCCTTGTCTTTATAGGTGCAGGAATAGGAGTAGCTATCATTGACATCAAGTCGGATTGGATTATTAGTATTGTTCTCAATACCATCATCTTGGCTGTTCTTGGTTTCATGTCAGTATATAGTGACCTAAGAAAGGAAAAGTAATCAATGAGAGCAGTAAACATCAAGTCCATAGCGGAAGGCTACTCTCCGATGCTGAACAAGTATCTTGAGAGCACCACCGATAGGAAGAAGGTAGAACGATACGTAGATACACTCAGCGGAGACAACATCTACAAGCTCACCAAAGAACTCCTGAAATACTTTTGGGAGGTATCCATCTCAGCCATCAAGGCGAGCAATATGCAGGAACTTGAAGACCATACGTCTTTCTTATGGGTTCTGTATAAGAGAAAAGTATCAAGACGACACGACCTCCGCTCGGCTCTTCCCGTAGGAATGTGGTATCCGTTTCGGGAAGCGTTCATAAACGCATACAATGCCTATTTCTACGAGAAGCGAGAGAAAGTCAATTCAAATGACAAGTTCTTCATTGGAGAAAACTGCTATGTATCAGCCGTAAGCGATGAATACATCAAGGTCATGACGAGCGACAAAGAAGATAGGAAGTTCGGAATCCGTGAAGCATCTACCTTGGAAGGGTACAAGATGATGAAGGCTGTCCTTTGCGGTGTGGGTTCTCACAGCATCCAAAAAGTACAGACCTTCGTGGACATCCTTCGTCTCCTGAATGACCCTCTCTTCTCTCCACGCTTAAAGAATGTCATTGAGTGTATGGATGATGTAGAGTTTGATTGGAAGAAGATGGACAACCCCGAGGGACGCTCTTGGATTAACCGCCTATTTACGTATCAAGATATTCTTGATATGGAGGTCTACGAGTACAAAGAAAAGATGATAGAGATGTCTAAGACATCGGCAGAGATGCTCGGAGCTTATATCTTCAAGGGGTACTCCCCTACTTCGTTCAACATGGTGGAGATTTGCACCTACGCACGTGCCCTCATAGATAGCCCTAACACAAGAGACCAATGCTGGATGGACTTCTTCTACAAGATGAACATCAACACAACAGAACTCGCAGAGAAGAGCGAAGGTGGAGAGCAAGTACCCTATCCGATTAACGTTCATAACAAGTAAGGGTAATGAGTTTTGAAAAGAAACTGAACTTGGAGACAGCTAAGCTCATTATGATGATTGGGTACTTTTTCATCATGGGCATGGTCTTCATCCACTTGGGATTAGAAATCCCTGCGATTGTATCCATCATAGGCACATTATCCCCTGGGTGCATCTCCATTGAAGCCATCACTTGGAGGTATGATGCCAGCAAGTTCTTCAACAGCCACTTCGTGCTAATAATGAATGCAGTAGGATTCATCCTGATGTTCTTCACGCAGGTGCTTGCTATCAAGAATGGTGTATATGTCAAAGGGCTTAGCTCGTTGATAGACATCCTACTGCTGGTAGCTACTATCTTAGGCGGAGTGTCTTGTGTGTTGCATATCTACCTCTTCAAGAAGTCTATGTAATAGTAAGTAGTATGAACATGATAACATTAGCCGCCCCATTGTGGATGCACAGATGCCTCCGATGTTGCCCATCAGATAATCTTTGGATAGACCTCCTCGGATTTGGTGTCACTGCGATGTTGATACTAAGCCTGATTGTTATCGTGTACTGCTGGCTGAAAGACAACGAATATATCTAACCATAATATGGTAATACCTATAGTACCTGTAGTACCTGCAACACCTGCGACATCTGCATCTCTCCTATTACTGAATAGGGCACTACATCAGAAAACTATTAACGTTGAAATTCTTCAGTTCGGTATCATTGCGATATTGGTAATAATCCTTGCCCTTATTGCATATTGGTATTTGAAGGACAAAGGATACATCAAATAATTATAATAACAACCACAAATGGAAGGAATCAATCTTTATCAGGCAAAGGTCGCCTACGACACTCAGAACGAAGACTTTCAAGGCGGAATGCAGAGAGTGCGTGAGACCTATCTCGTAAAGGCTACGAACTTCACAGAAGCAGAGACACGCCTTGTCGCCTACCTCACGAGCTACCCTCACGTCTCACAGCACGAGGTCAAGAGCCTTGGTATCATCAAGACAGAAGCCGTTATCACATCACCCAACTGCACCTACGAAGACCCTATCTATGCAAAGGTCAAGGTCGCTACGGAGGATATTGACGTGAAGACGGGACGTACCAAGGTGACGAACACCACGTTGGTCGTCAAGGTGGATGACCTCAAGCAGGTCTTCGCTATCGTAGATAACACCTATCAGGTGACAGACCACCGCATCGTGGCTATCACGGATATGCAGGTGGTGGACTTCATAGAGTGATAATCATTTAATAATAACCCCATATGTAAGAACGGACAAATTTGCAGTGTAATCTAAATAGGGAAGGGAGGTAAAATTCTCTTCCCTATTTGTTTTCATATGACCAAGGACGAGCTAATTAAGATAATACAATACGAGATTACGTGCTATGGCAACCTCCCCGTCAAACTTGATGACGAGGATATATCTAAGCTCATTGACATTGAGATGAGTATGCTATATGCCAAGTACTCTGTACTACAAGAGACGCAGTATAGCGTTGTATATAAAGAGTACTTCTATACACCTGAGTTCAAATCAAGCAGGCTTATCAAGTGTCCTGACTGCGTTATCGGTATTGCTCAGTTTAGAGAGATAAACAAGTTCGGGGCTTTGACCTTTGGTCTTGGTTATGGTGACGTAGGCGGTGCTGGTGTTGCTAATATCGGGGCTTCAATGTATATGTCTCCTTGGTCTATTGATGGTGTCACCTACCGAATGTCACGCCTCTCAGTCGTAGACCTATACAAACAGCTCACCACCTCTGCCATTCAGTTCGGGTTCTCGGAAGCAACGCATACTATCTCGGTAAAGGGTAGGACACCCAAGCACGATGTTCTTATTGAGGCTATCTGCTGTATTCCCCTCGCAGACGCTTATAGCGACCCTTGGGTGAGGAGATACCTTATCGGTAAGGCAAAGCAACAGCTCGGTAGAGTGATAGGCTTCTACAACGCCCAGCTCGTTGGTGGTGCTACTATCAACGTCTCTATAATAAACGAAGACGCAAAGGCAGAAATGGATGCCTGCGATACATACTTCAAGGAGATAAATGCTCCTTGCTACTTCGCAATGTTCTAATGGCACGAAGATTAAAAGACCAAGTGAATGAGATAGCCAGCATCATTGACAATCAGTCCGCAGGGGTGGTTGCAGTGGATGCTTCTACGGCTATTGATGAGCTTGAACCCACACCACCTCTCTTTACTATTGACCACGATGCGATGCGTCAGTCCTGCGAGAATAGAGCAAGGATGACTATCACCCGTATCGTCAATCACGTAATGAGCGAAGAGGACGCTTCCTCTCCTTATGTCAAACAGAAGATGGAGATAGACATAGCTTCGCTCACCAACCTACTTGTCTCTCAGGCGCAGAATGCAGTCCTCACCGAGGCGATGATTACCAAGCTCGCTATTGATGGGATGCCTACAAGTCAGACGAGAGTGTTTGCTGAGTTCAGACGTATGGATGCTGAACTAAATAAGCAGATACTTGAATCTGAAGCCGTATATAGAGCAACCTACACACAGCTCAAATACGAAGTTCAGCAGAGGAGGTTTGAAGGGTCACACCTTGAACTCTCCTCGGGCGAAGCAAGTAAGCCTAAGTTCGCTTCTGAACGTATCAGTGTAGGTAGCAAAGACCTTATCAAGGAACGCAACCTCAAGAAGAAGCAGTTGCTTATGGCGGTAAAGGTAGAAGAAGCTGATGCTGAGATAATAGAGAATGAAAGTAGTAAGGAATAGGTTTATCCCGTTCAAGGGTTATCAGGGTATTAACTTGTTTGGTGTACTTTTCGTACGTGAAGATGAGGAGGTGAGTGATGTACTTATCAACCACGAGAAGATACACACGGAACAGATGAAGGAGTTGTATTACATCTTCTTTTATATATGGTATGCCATTGAGTTCCTAATACATCTTGCAAAGACCAGGAATACCGATAAAGCGTATAGGGCTATATCCTTTGAGCGTGAAGCCTATGACAACGAAAGATACTTATCCTACCTCAGTATGAGGAAGAAGTTCTGTTGGTTGGACTACATAGTATGAAATAGAAATCTCCCAAGGAATTATCCTCGGGAGATTTTTTTTGTTAGATATTTGGTGGATTAAAAAACTCTTCTTACCTTTGTGGTGTGGGGATGACCCACCATAGATTAAAAAGAGAATAGCAACAACTAAAAAGAAACGTCATTATGGACTTCGTAGAAAGTTTTGGACATTCCATCAGCTACTTCGGTAGCATTGGTTCGTACTCCACGCTCATCTTCTTCGTCATCTGCGCTCTGCTCGCTCCCGTCTTCATCAAGGACTAAACGATAGAGCGAGTTCTAAAGAACTTGTTATCGCTACTGCTCTCTCCCTGATGGAAGGTGATGTTCACCGCTCCGTAAATCTTCTTTGCTACATCACCGACAGCGTTGTTGGTGTAGGTAAAGCCGTTAGAGGAGGTGAAACCGCCCTTGATAAGGGGAAGTATATCACGAACCACAATCTTGCCTCCAAGGGTCGTTTCTATGCTTCGTGAGAGGACTATGTCTCCATCACTATCAAGACCATCCTTTATAGTCATCAGGTCTTCGGAAGAATAGAGTGCATTGTTACGTGGGTCTCCTACGAAGGATACACGTACGCTATCCACACCATCTACATCTTCGCATAGTCTTACAATGTCCGACTGAGGCACTCTGTCTCGTCTTGTCATTTCAAGGAAGTAGTTAGAAAGAGAAGACATAATACCATCACGTATTGCTTCTTCACTGCTACCCTCCCACTTTCTTACGGAGATATTGATAGCGAACTTAGCTATACGTGGCTGAAGGATTTTGTTCTCAATGGTGATGACACGCTGACCACTCTCTTCAATAAGGTCAAGGATAGACTGCTGTTCGTCTTCGGATAGCGTGAACATACTCTCAGGTGCAGTGAAGTAGGTATAAGCACCGAGACGCTTCTTGATGTCGGGTACAAGGAAGAGGTATATCGTATTATCATCAAGCTGAGTATTGAAGAGTCTCTGCTGAAGCCCTCTCATCCTGACACCCATCTTCCTAAGCTCTTCCTTCTCCTCTTCAATCTTAGCTACGCTGTTAGACTGCTCTGCATCTACCAAGTAGGATTTGTGTATGTCAATGTTCTTTTGTAGAGCATTGATTTCTCTTTTTATGGCTTCGTCTTCATTCGTGTTGTCACCTCTGAATACATCCACGATGGAGAACATATTAAGCCTGCGAAGGAAGTACTCGTAGTTAGTCTTGTTGGCAAGCACCATAGAGCGAGAAGAATGTGGAGCAATGACCTTCGTAAGGGCAAGGTCTTCGGGGGCTTCACCAAGGGTCATATCCGTAAGGGCTACTACGGAGATATACTTATTCAAATCAACCTCTTCTCTGCCCATAAGACCTTCCGTCTTGATAGTCCAATTCTGAGGGTTTGAACCAATAGTCTTAGATAGGTTGCCCATCGTACCATTGGCAAGGAGGTACTCAATCATAATGGAAGCACCCTTAGGAGGTATAGCACCATTATCACCATTACCGAAGAACACATCCACACCACCAAGCATCCCCGTACGTACGATACAGCTCTTCTCGTCTCTTCCCATATCAAGGAGGGAAGACCTATTCTGATACAGCTCCCCATTGACGAACACACGTACAAGGTACTCATCCATAAATGCAGTCCCCTTAGTAGAGAAGTTATAGCTCTGCAAAGCACCACCATCAGATGTACCCTGCTGATACTCTATACTACCCTGAACGAGGTCTACGTCAAGGAAAGCACCATTCCTAAGAGGGATAGAAGCCTGCTCGGCTGGGATAAGTACGATATAAGAAACACCCGTGACATTACTATATACCTGCATCAGGTTGGGAATAAGAACCTCTCCCGATGCCGTATTAGCTGGCACTTCTTTGAGTAGAAGTCGGATGCGACCTCTTGATGCTGAACCTCGGAATGCAGAGTGACCCGTAAGGCTTGCAAGACCATATATAGATGAAGGTCTTGACGCTGTGGAGATATTCAGCTCCGTGATAGAGTCCTCCACGTAGTAGAGTATCATACGACCTACGTGGAGTATCGTCTGAAGTATCTGAGCGAAGGGTGAAGCTGGAGTGAAAACCTGCCCGTGCTCGTTGTATAGGTTCGACATATAGGTGCGGACATCACTCCACATCTCCTTGAAACGAACCTTCATCCCGTTGATAACTCCTTGATTATTACTATCTTTCGCCACGATGAATAAAAATTTCTCTTGCCTTTTGTTTATTTAGAGAATAAGCCCTATCTTTGCAGTACAAGGTAAAGACAAAAAGGAAATCGTTATGAAGATTTACAACTACAACAAGGTCGCAGTCCTCTTCCATACAACAGAGGAGAACGAACTCTTTATCCGCTTGGATGACCTGAAACGTATCACGGGTAAGAAGCTCAATGATTGGGCTAAGTACTCAATGTATGTACTACCCTTCTATACGGGGAAGAACGCAGACAAGACCAATGAGTATTACGTTAAGTACGAAACGTATGAAGGCTACTACGGCACGTGGTTGCGTTTTGAATACGCACTCGCCTTCGCAACGTGGTGCGACAAGAAGCTGGGTAAGTTCCTTGAAGAATGCAAGGCTGACATAGAGAAGCCTAAGAAGACCTATGAGGACTACCTCTTTGAAGAGCTGGAGCGTCAGAAGGCTCTCGTAAGAGAACGTGACGAACGCATCCAGGAGCTTGTCGAAGAAATGCAGGAAGCACCACTCCTTGCAAGTAAGAGAAGTAGACATATCCCACCTAAGACTACCTACACGATGACCCAAGCGGCTAAGATGATAGGACTGCGTTCTGTGAATGAGCTTACCTCTATCCTATCATACAAGGGCATTATCTACAAGAGCGGTGGTATGTGGTTGCTGAATGCAGAGTATCACAATCAGAGCTACGAAGTCTATAAGACCTGCAATGTGAAAGGTCATGGTAGCGACAGCTGGGAGACAACCTACCTCGTGTGGACACCAGCAGGGATTGAGTTCCTAAAGAGCATCATCAACAAGTAAACTCTCACTAATACATAACAACAATGTCAGACAACGAAATGAAATCCCCTCTTGCACATCAGGTCGGTGGAGAACACTACAAGAGTGCCTACCAGCCGATTGAGT